CCGTAGTAGCGTTCTTTTCTCGAAGTATCTTCCTTCGCTTATCTAGTGCCTCATTTAAAGCCTTGTTATTCTCGTCTATCTCCTGCGCCAAAGTCCGCACCTCTGCCTTAGCTGGAGCTTGAAGCTGTTGTGTGAGCTCCGCCTGCTGACGGCTAAGCTTATCTAACGCTTCTTCTGTTCCCCTAATGAGAGCTTCATTTTCCCTTATTTTATTTTTGAGATATTCATTCATTTGACCAGCCGCCACTCCAGCCTGGGAATAATCTAGCTTGTAGTGCTTTTCCTTTTCCCTTGCTTTTTGAAGTCCCTCTTCATGCTCTATCTTCTGCTTTTCCAACTCTACGAGTTTATCCTCTACAGCCTTTAGGCGGATCTGCTTCTGCAGGCGGTCGAGATACTCATCGATCGCCTGCGTGTTCTCTCGGATAATACGACCCTCTTCATTGATCGTTGCGTTGTAGTTAGGTGCTATTTCTTGCAGCTTCTTTATCGCAGACCTTCTGGCATCAATAGCCAGTGTGTTGTCGTGTATCTGACGCTGTAGGCTATTGATTTGCGCCTTCTGCTTAGCCATCTCCTCTGATGTGGTCTTCTCCACGTCTGCCATAGCCTTCTGGGCTACGGTTGCCTTGTCTGCACCATCGGCAAATAGGTACAGGGCGGTAGCTGTAGCCGTCACCACTGCGAGGATAGCCCCTATAGGGTTTGAGGCGGTTGCCATGTTGAATAGTAGCATAGCATCCTTAGCACCTGTTATACTCTTTGCTAGGGATATAAACGCTGCAACCTCCGAGCGGATAGCCAACACCTTCTGCACGGCAGCTACGGCAATGACAGCTGCCTTGTAAGCACCATACGTCGCAACGAGCGCTAGCAGTATCTTGCCAATTGTCTCGTAGTGGTTAATGAGTGACGTGACCGCCGAAATACCAGCACTAATAACACCGTCACTGCTCTCTCCGATCTTGTTTAGCATCTGCGTGTAGGCGTCGGACAACTGGCCAAGCTGCCCACGAAGCGTAGCACTCTGACCCTCGAGGTTCTTGTAGAACAAACCGCCCTCCTCGGTAGCCGTACGGAAGGCGTCGGCCACCATATCTACGCTGATAGCCCCTTGGCTCATTGCCTCCTTCAACTCCTTCATAGACCGCCCAGTGGTTCTGCTGATTTCCTGCAGGGGGTTGAAGCCTTGGTTTATCATCTGTAGGAGGTCTTGCCCCATCAGTTTGCCAGTGCTACTCATCTGGGCAAAAGCAAGGGCAAGCCCTTGCATCTTCTCACCTGATCCGCCTGATATGTCGCCCAGCTGCTTGATGATAGGCATAATCTTCTCGCCCGAAACGCCGAAGGATAGCAGCGTCTGCGAGGCCTTTGCAAGGTCGGCCAGCTCCGTTGGTGTCTCTGCCCCAAACTTCGTCAGTTCAGCTAGCAGAGTCTTCGCCTTAGAGCCTGACTGCAACAGGGATGTAAACGAGGCTTCCAGCCCCTGCATCTCAGCCCTCACCTGTATAACAGAGCGGCCAAAGGCAAGTATTGCCCCTGTACCAAAGGTAAGAGCGAGTGTTTGCGCTAGCTGTCTGAAAGCTCCATCCATCTGCGCCGACGCCACTGTAGCGTCGGCCCCCATGCTCCTAAGCTTTTGACGGAATTCATCCGCTTGCCTGCGTGCCTCCGTGTCGTCGAGGAGGAGCTTAAAATTTATTGATCCATCGTTCATAATATCCGCTACGTGGTTGGTTAATAGAAACTCTGCATGTCCTGCAGTGTCAGATCCTTTGCGTCTTTGGCCTCGTTGGTCTTACCCTTGCCCTCATAACTAGGAGCTGCGTGGAGGTAGAGCAGCAGGTTTTGGTAGCTAAGGTCGTACAGCACATAGTCTAGCGTTACTCCTAGGTACTTAGCAACAGAGGACACTAAAGCCCATGGGCTGTCCGACTGCTGTCCGCCTCCCTCGTCGGGCGAGTCACCCTTAGACCTTGGAGGAAAGCGGTAAGTGCGAAAAAATCACCCACCTCCATACGGGAGACCAGCTGGAGGAACACCCTAGATAGCTCACTTGGAGGGTAGTTCTCGAGTACTTGTTGCGTAACACTGTCTAGCCTACTGGTACTCTTCACCCATCGAAGCCACCTAGATAGACGAGCATCTTGCCTTACACGCTTAGCCCCAAGCACAAGCGTGGCGATAGCCTTACCTATTGGCCTTGCATAGCGGGCTGAACGCAACGCTTCGATAGTTAGATTTGCGTCATCGCCTGTAGCGGAGAATAGCTCATCTGGGAGTTCTGCTAGGCACTCACTCACGAGGATGAGTGTAGCCATGCTTGGCGGGGCAACCTTGTAAACCTTACCCGATAGGGTGATTTCTTGTTCTCTCTGTAGCAGTGCATCTGCTACCTTCTTCTCTGTAGTCATAATCTGCTTTGGTTAGTATGCCATGCTGGCCAATCTCTTCTTGTCTATTTTCTTCTTTGGTCGGTGGTCGAGGTACTCGTAAAGTACCACGTAGCGGATAGCATCCATTGCGTGGTTAAAGAGGTCTATTGGCTCGTTTAGCCACTTGCCATCCCTTGTCTGTCTGTAGGTGTAGTTGCGTTGCTCCTTAAGCACATTTGTGCTTCGCTTGGTGATGTAGATCTTGAGTGTCTGCATCTTGGTGATACCTGCACTAACACTATCCTTACCCTTGACAACGGGGTGTATGTCAATGCCTCCTCTGGCTATTTCGGCCACGGTGCGAGGTTCTGCACTCTCGCTTATCACCTTGAGTTTAGGAGCTTCCTGCTTGAGTAGCCGAACGATGTCCGAGGAGTACAGACCAGTAGTATAGGCCAGCTCATCGACGTAGATAGCATCTGGTGTTAGCCCGACCTCGATGATCGCCGTGGGGTCGTTGGTGAAGCCAAAGTCCATACCTATGCGCCGACGCTTCACCTCGTCGGGGATACGGTCTATTATCTCGACATTTGGGAAGACAAGCCCCTCGACCTGCGCCTGCAAGCCTAAGCCGTAGACACGCCATAGGCTGGGGTTCTTATGCTCAAGGCTAAGGAGGTTGTCTACTATAGTTTTGGGTAGAAATGGGTTGTCTTTGAAGGTCGTGATGAAATGAAACGTAGACTCTTCCCTATTCAAGGAGCAGAGCCAGTGGTCATCGCTAAACGAGGGGTTGTAGTCGATGATAGAGAAGAGCGCCGTACGCATCTTGAGCTGCTCCCACTCAATCTCTAGCAGTTCATTAGCCTCATTGCAAAAGAGAATGTCACGCTTTCGCCCTCGGAGCTTCTGCTCGTTGTCGGTGCTAAAAAAGTCGATGGTAGACCCGTTGGGAAACGTGTAAACTAGGTCGCTCTTGTTGAATGCCTTCTTGTCATATCGATCAAGCCGAAGCATTATATCCTTGAAGTCTACCATCACTGAACCTTTAAGAGCTGGGAGTGTGCCACGAACAATCGATAGACGAAGCCCCCTATTCGCCAGCAGGTAGGAAATAAGGAAGATCAGGATGTTGTAGGTCTTGCCACTACGGCTAGACCCCTGAGCAGAGATAGTCGTATAACCATCGCTGAGGGCCCCCTGAATAGTACGAACAATCTTAGTTGCCTGAATAGTCTGCATCTACGATTTCTATGCGTATATCGGGATTGAGGTCTTTTCCATCCTTGCCCGTTAGCTCTGTACGTTCGCTGTACCCCCGCTCCTTGCCCTTAGTCTTGAGGTAGAAGATAACAGCCGTTGTGTCGCCATCCTCTATCTTGTTGAGCAAAGCTGACTCAACGGTGTCTATCTGCTCCTGGCGAATAGCCTCTACCGCATCAGCAAATGCTGGATCATCCTCCAACCATTTGTAGTATATCTGCCGAGTCATGGATATAGCCCTGCAAGCAGGGGCTATAATGCCCCTACTCTGCTCGAAGGCTTTAAGAAACAGCGCCTTCTTATCTTCCACCCTCTTCTTAGTCTTAGCTGCAGTTTTTTTTGCCATGTTAAATATGTAATTGGCTGGTTGGTACTCATATATAGCAAAAAAGCCCCAAGAACTAAACGTCCTGGGGCTCTACTTTGAAGGGGGAAAGCTTTGACTGTGCCTGCCTTCTCTGCATATCCTTGATGTAGCGACTATATTTCTCAGGCGATGTGGTTTCTATCACCACTGGGCTTGGCGTATACACGACAAACTTATAGAGTTGTGGAGACCTCGCACTTTGCAGTAGCTTCATCTGCTCCAACGCCTCCAATGCCTCCTCCCTTGGCGTCTTCCTTACTGCGTTGTTGTTCGCCTTATAACGCTTTCGCTTTTCTTGGTAGTCCGAAGCCTTCTTCGCCTTTGGCATAGCTGTGTATTTTATGAGTTATGGGGAGAGGCTCAGCACCTCTCCCCGTGTTGTTACTCGTCCTTGTCCCCCGTGAGGAAGTCTAGTACATCCGTCTCCACGATGGAGAGGGTGCGCTCGCATGGAATGTTGTAGTAGGTCGTCTCGTACGCCTCTCCTAGGCTAGATGCGGTGACGAGGTAGGTGTGCTTGTGCAGTGTCTCCTTTTCGTCCTCCTCTACGACCTTGACGATGTAGTAGCGGACGTCCGTGTCCTTCCCTGCAGGGGTGCGAACCACGTCCTCGAACTTCTTCTTGGTGATAGTCTTCACTTCGATAGGTGTGTCGTTGGCAGCTCTAGTCTGCACCTCTTCCTTGATGAGGACTTCCGCCTCGGTGAGGTTATGGGCTTTCACGAGATAGTTCTCGGTGGTCGTTCCGTACCCGATCTTGGCGTACACGACCTTTGCTTGGTAGATGTTCATTGCTTATAGTGTTGTTATCTGTTACTATTTCACTTGTCGTCCGTCTCCTTTACGATGGAGTAGGACGTTAGCAATTGCGCTATAATCAATATCCATGCGCTTATCAGCTTGGGTGCGCCTTGCAATACTGTTATCACGCCTATTGGCAGTAGTATGCCACCCAACAGGAATGGAAGTGATCGGACGATTATTCTATCGTATTTCATTGCTGACATCTAGCTGGGTGTAATCTCCCTTTTTGAGCTGGTTATAGGTATGCTCATCCACAACTACGTGGTGTGTCTCTATCGCAGGAACGAGCAGGCGTATGACATAGACAATCTCACAAGGCGTCTGTCGTGTTTGCTTGCCAATAACATATCCAGACTTGTAGATTGGTGTATTCCTCCGTGGCGAACAAGCCACGGAGGACAGCGTAATGACCATACACATAGCGCAGAGGAATTGGTGTAGAAGCTTCATATCCCTGCGTTCTTAGCCTCACATTCCTCCAGCTGGTCTAGCAGAGTGAGGTATGAGAGCAGAGTGTCGTACTGCTTCCGCTTGAGGTACTTCATCTCGTTGGGGAGGGTGTCCCATTCGCCACGGTTTTCCTCGTCGGCAAGACGGTCACGTTCCTGCTCTAGGAGCTCCCGAATATTGATGGGCTGGGCGTCCTCGGTTGGCTTCTCTGGCTGGTCGCTGGAGGGATCTACCCTTAGCATCTGGCAGATGGCCTTTGCTCGGTGCTCTTGGGCTAGCTGCTTAGCATCTTCCAGCGAGTAGGCTGTCGTGATAGGCCACGACAGATATTCCTTTTCTGGGTCGTACATAGCCACCTTGGCTAGGTAGTACAGCCCCTCGGGGTCTCGTGCGTAGCGGGTTATTCTGTAGCTCACTCGTTCTAACCCCAAACGGTAGTCTAGGGCTTGGTACTCCTCGTGTCCATATCTAGCTAGTTGGCTATCGCCTTTCTCCCAGACGAGCTCTGGGATGAGCTTCCTCATTTCTTGTTCTGTCATAGTCTATTCTGTTACATCTACCTTGTTCAGTGCCTTTTCGAGTTCTTCGATAGCTTCATTTAGGTCTGTTAGGTTGTCGTCTAGCTTTGTATCAAGATCTTGCAACCTACCTATTTCATGCAATAGGTCTTGGATGGGTGTATCCTCCAAGTATCTAAGTTTGTCATAGATGTCTTCCCTTGTGTCTACAGCATCTTCAAGCCGTGATTTCAAGATAGAGGCAAAGCCTTTCATCTCTTCGAGTTCTTCTCTTGTCATAGTCTATTCTGTCATGATTAGTTTTATGAATTATAGTCATCATTGTCAAACACGGAGTTCCATTTAACCCCTCGTTTGATTAGGTTGATTAAAGTGTTCGTCTCGCCGAAGGTTTGCCTCTCCGTCTCGTCGTAGAGTCTACTCTCCTTGACTAACTCTAGTTTCTTCCCGTCGAAGTAGACAAGCCCCCAGCCATTCAGTTCTTCATCCATGCTCACCAGACCTGTTGGCACGACGTAGTAACGCCTAACACCCATACCGCTACCAGATAGACGACACTCTTTACTGAAGTCGGCTTTGAAATCAGCTCTTGAGAGTTTGATCTCAAAGACAATGCATGAACTATCGCTTATATTCTGGTGGAAGGCAATGATGTCTGGAGATTCCACTGTGCCTGTAGTGATGGAGCTTAGCTCGACAGCCGTAATGGGCATAGGTGGGATAGACTTCCCTATCCCCTTCTTGCATATAATCCTAGCAACGGCAAGACACATATCATGATGGTATCTAGGGCGAGGTGGCTTAGACCTTGTTTCTGTACTCTTGGCGGGTGCTTCTATCGGCTTGCCTTTCTTTCGCCTTATACCTCTAGTTCCCATAGATGTTTACCTATCGTCGAGATTGAAGTGTGACAAAATCTTAGATTTTCTGTACTCATCGGCCGCTTGCATAGCATCCGATAAAGAGGAATATTCCACCTCATCGAATGAGGTAATCCATTTAGTGGCGGATTGGCTGATGAATGCATACCCGCCTATGAATTGGTCGGCTTGGTAGGCAGGTCTAAAACTGCCTATCACCTCATTCCATTCGATTGGCAGGAGGTTTTTAAGGAGTTCTTCTCGTGTCATGATTGTTGTTTGTTCAGTTGCTTCTTCGAGGTGGAAGAGCTTGGCTAGCTCTATGAGGTGGTACTCCTTAATAGATTGCATAGCCTCCTCCTTCGTGGGGTAGTTCTGGTCATCTGCATAGCTATACCATGTACCGCTTTCGTTTGGGAAGATGAACGCACTCGTATCTATGCAGTTGATTGGTATCAAAGAGTTATCCTGTTCGTCCTTCTCCCACACCAGAGGCCTGGCGTGCTTCCTTATGTCTTCTAGCGTCATTGTTCGTCGAAGTTGAAGTATTTACAGAAACTATCCACTTGATGCAGGCGAGCGATTTCTTTTGCTTCCTGCATTGTGAGACCTGTATATTTAATGTCTGGGGCTGTCTCACCTTCGGAGAAGATGGTTAGAGTTGTTTTACCATCATTCTCTTCTTTGATATAGGCGTTATATCCGTCATAATAAGCGGAGATAACGGGGTCTCCGTTGTCGAGCTCATCCTCCATCCAGTTCAGAGGCTTGAGGCTTATTGCGATGTCTATTCGTTTCATAGTTCGTTGGTTAGTACCACTTTGGGTTTTCGATGGTGGCTACGTCGCCGATGTTGTACTTGTGGTATGTCGTTTCATCGACACGCACAAAGTGCTTGCCGTCGTCAGACATAAGCACGATAGTGTACCTATCTTTGTAGTGCCCTGGTGTGTACCTCTTGTTTATGACAACTCCCGTGTAATAGTCTGGCTCATTGCAGGACACGGCCACTGCACCTATCAAGGCGAGGAGAAATATTTTTATCCTTTTCATCTTAGAACTTCTTTCCGTGGAGTCGTGGGCGGGTTGCATTGTAGCGCATCTTGAGGCGGACGTGACGCTCTAGGTCGATACCGAGACGCTCGGCTATGCAGAGGAGAATGCATAGGCCATTGTAGACCTTTAGCAGTGCGGTACATATAATTGGATTTTCACTTAGGTCGTGTGCTAGGATGAAAGCCCATTCGGTGAATTCCTCAAGTTCTTCGACGAAGTCACTAGCATGCGAGTAGTTCTCCTTTACCTGCTCGGTGATGTCGGGGGTGTCCTCCTTTTTCTCGATTATGCTACCATAGATGTCAAGCAATCGGATGGCAGTGTCTGCCAGCTCATCCTCTAGTGTGTCCTTGATGTGTGACTCGAAGGAAGGGATGAAGGCTTTATCTGGGAAGTCCTCTATGCCCTCTGGGATGGAGGCCGTACGTCCTTTTCGGTGCGCATTCACGGCCTCGGAGGCCTCGGTGATTACGAGCATAAAGTAATGCTCGTTGCTGTGGGGTTTGTCCCAGAAGCCTTTAGCCACGGCGTTAGCGTGGACTTCCTTTGCTAGTTCGTAGTAGTTCATTGTGGTTGCTTGTTGTTTATGTTGTTCCTCATCGAGATGGTTGTTCCCTCCCTATTTTGTCGTATTCGTCACGCATCCTTTCTGCATAGTCCTCCGCCTCTTTAAGAGATGGGTATGAGCCCAAGAGCATACCACCTGTTACATCTCCAGCTTTATGTACAGCTAGTTGGTATACATCGTAGGTATTCTGCTCGTCTGTCGATCGACGTACGAGAAACTCATGTTTTGCGCATGTGATCGGGGGGAGTGGAGCGTCGTATTGCTCTATCTTGTAGGCTTCTATGAGCTTATTGATGTCATCGATAGCATCATCCCATTTTCCCCAGAGCAAGTCGTATAGGATGATGTCTTGTATCTCTTCGCTCAGATCGTTAATACGTACGAAGTCCTCTACTTCCTCGGTGTCCAAGGTTGATGGGGAGAACTTAATAACATTTAACTCCTTGGCTAGCTCGCAGTAGTGTCGAGCTTTCTCTAGGTCTTTAATACCATCCTTTTGTCTGTAGCGACATAGGTATTTGAGTACGTTTCCGCTGAAGTAGTCTAATTCCAGCTTATCGATTAGCACGATCGGTTGATAGGGCATAGCCTTATAGTGGCTACCTCCTATCTGTTTTTCCATTGCTTTCATTGTTTCGAGTTCTTTTGCCGTTCGACTGTCACCTTGAGTTTTTCCTCGGAGTTGCTTGGGAGGAAGTCGGTGATTAGCTCCCTTATGGAGGTCGTTCGTCCTAGGGCAAAGCCGTAGGTCTTGCCCCAGTTGTATGCTATCACGTTGGAGACGCACACAATAGCGATGCCTATTAGGGCTAGGATGATTGTGTTGCTGTCCATTACTTGGTCGTTTCTGATTGACCCTCTAGGGCTGGTCTCGCCTTGGGCTTGCGGGCTTCCGCCTTGGGCTTGATAGCATCCTCTAGGCGAGTGATACGCTTGTGCTTGACGTCGTCTAGCTTCTCGAGCTTATCTAGTCGCCTATCGAGTTCCTTGTAGTGTCGGGTCTCCTTGTTTTCGGAGGCCTCGCACCTACCTCGGAGTGCGGACAGCTCTCGTGATAGGGAGACTAGGAGGAGTGAGGTGGGGATCGCCAGTAGAATAGCGATAGAGGAGATGATTACTGCTACTTGCATTGTCGTTGGTTGTTAGTTGTTATTGGGAGGTTTGGAGTTGTTGCATGTTTTGCAACAACTGAGAGGTGGGAGCTGTCACCATATCCGGCTATGTTGATAGCTTATGTTGATAGCTACACCAT